TGCGTTGTCTGCTGCGTTTCTTGCAATAGTCAAACTGCCTAACACCTTTGCATTGTCAGCATATAATGTTGCCACCATCTGTGAAGCACCAATAATAAGAACCTCATCTTCGATACTTGATAGTTCAGCAAATCTACGTAATGCAGCAGGAGCATATGCACCAGCTGCACGAATCTCTTCGGCGAACTGATCGATCGCTCCACCGACTTCTTCATAGATCTTACCAAAGAAATCATGGTACATAGGGAACATAGGACCTTCTACATTCCAGTGATAGTTCTGTGCCTTGACATAGAGTGCATAGGTATCAGCAAATGCTACCTTGAGTGGGTTTGTAATCTCTTCCATTAGTTGCACTTCCATCTTCTTAGTGACATTGCTTTGCGAGTTGGTCTACCCTTCTCGTCTTTCATAGGACCTTTCATACCGGACATACGTGCACAGAAAGACTTACGTCTGCCTGCATCCTTAGATCCTGGTTTGACCTTACCTGTTACGGCTGTCTGTAGTTTAGATCCTGGGTTCTTAGCGCGGAATGCTTTGACACCCTTTGATGTCATCCCTGCGCCTTTTTCAGTCGCAATGAAATGACCTTTAGAATCTTCGCCTCTTTCGATAACAAACTGTTTGAATCCGATAATATCATTTGCCATCGTGTTCATCCGAATCTACGTCTTCTGGTTCTTTGACGTCAATGATCTTCTTGCCAGTCTTTCTCATAGCAGTAGATGACTTACCGAAAGATCCATCTTTGTGACGACGTGGTGGTAAGTATACTGGCTTCTTATCAGCAGCAACTACGTCTTCTTCGATAGCATCCATCTGTTCAATAACATCAGGATGTAAAGAAAAACCACCCTTAATCTTGATACCACAATCGGCAGCTGATAGGGTTACACCAATACCAGATGTCCATGCCATATTAAATGATTCATCTAGTGGTTTAGCAACTTCTTCAGAGATGCCAGCATGCTTAAGTGCTGATGCTTTAAACGCAGTACCGAAGTACTTTACATTGCCATGCTTGTTAGAAGCTTTCCAACCAGATTGTTTGGTAGAACCTTTTTCAATATGCGGCTTAACGTATGGTGTGTTGCCAGACTCGTCGATGATTTTGTTTTGGATCTCTGCATGACGTGTCTTTACTGCTTGACTTGCAGGTGGTCGGTCAACTACTTCAATCTTCTTACGGATCTTGGTGGCCTGTGTTTCCTCTGCAAAACCAAATGCTCTATCAACTTTTTTGTTGCCATGCTTCGAACGAATAATATGTGATGCTGCATGATCTTTAGATTTAAATCCAGAGGTATCAACAACGCCACCGCTCTGTGAAATCATACCACGAAGAGTCTTAATATCATGCTTCTTAAGCGCGTTATATTCCTTGACAATAGGATGACTCTTATCCATAGCTTCTAAGAATACAGAGAATGATTCATCCAGTTGTGCATTAACAGTCTTATGTTCACGAAGATCTGAATCCATGTGCCATGCTCTACCTTTACCAATATAAGAGTTCACGCGGGCAAACGCAAATTGCTCCTGGGTCATCCTGTTGGATGCATCCCAAGAGTATTCACCACGATCAAATACTTCTTTTAATGTCGAAAAACTGATACCGGTCTTTTCTGATTTCTTTATCAGTGACTCGGTTATAACATCTTCAGGAAGAACTGCAGTCAGTATCTTCTTGAGTTGTTCGCCCAACGGATTGTTATCCGTTTTAAACTGATTGATAGTGTTTTCAATGATGCCTATCAGCGAGTTAGTATCATTAGAATCAAGAGTGTTGAACAGCTGCAACATCTCCTCAGTCATCTTAGGCATAATACCTTGAGCACTGGGATTTTGTGTTGACAGATCCTTAAGTTGTTCACCATTACGGAACGACTTAAGTCTTTCAAACTCTGCCTTACGGACACGTGGGAGCAAACGCGCAGCTATTCTTTTGATTAGCTTCGTCTTCTTTGCTACTGCAGTGTCTACTTGAATTTTTTCGGATGTAGTTAGTTCTGCGTAAGGTACACCCTTACGAGGAGAAACTCTAGATTTGACAAAGGCTCTGGCGTGTGCCAATGCTCTCTGTTCAATTTTACTTGGAGGTGCAAGTTTTGCTTTAGCAATTTCGCGTGCTCTGGTCATGCGTTGTTCACGTGATCTAAGGTCACGGGCACGCTTCTGACGCTGTGGTATTGTCAAGGCTTTGCGCTCTTGAATTACGGGAGCAGCTAGGTCTACGGAATCCTCTTTGCGTATTTTTAACTGGTTACCATCGGTACTCACGTCATTGAGCTGAGGATTGATGTCGATACCATCTAATGGTTTACCAGTTGCAGATTTCCCAGAAGGCTTCTTGAGATCTTTTGGTTTCTCAGGTGCTTTATCCGGTACAGTACTGTCTTTTACTTTTTTGTCGTCTTCCATCAGAGTTTCCCTTGGGCTTATCTGTTACACAAACGGGATTGCCGTAGCCTAACCGCAAATCTATTTATAATAAAGAAACTCTTATCGTGAAACTTCTTCCCAGTCCATCGATGCATATATGTCTGCACCACCGGAGTTTGATGCAGCCACTAGCGATAGTTCAAAAGGTGCTCCGGTTAAACCATTTCTTTCTAATTGAAACTTGAAGAGAGCTTCTTTTAGAATATCAACAGAAGATGATCCCTGGTTTGAACCTGAAGTATAACCAGATGCTAAAATTCTACCGCCATCATAAGTGCCACCATCAATCTTGTATTCAACCGCACTGTTTGTGCCAGCATCAACCCATGTTCCACCATTTGATGTGCCACTTGCTCTTACTTGCCAGTTATAATGAGCATTGTTTGTAATACCAAGAACTGAAAGAGCCGTTAGAATTACAATAGCATCTAATCGATTTGGAGATGCTTTTAACCGAATCGAAAGAACTGTATAATAAGTTCCAGCTGTTGGTAGATCTACAGGCGCAGTAATAGGAACAGACGCGGCCTGTTGTAATCCACGCAGTTCGTATCCACCTTCTGAAACAACAGATGAACAAACCTGGCCCATTGTTGATGAACTGATAGTGGTTCCGGTATTTTTTATTTCATAACGAAGTGGCAACGATGCGGTAGTAATATACGTAGATGCAATTAAGTTGGCATGATGGAACGAATGACAATGAACTAACTTACCATCAATTACAAATCCACAACGAACAGAACCAAGACCAAGCCATTCAATATCCATCCAGAAGATTTGAGCTTTAGTCAGATCAAGTTCAATATTTGATGGGCATGGACCAAGACCCTGTCCTGGTACGTTAACAGTCGAACCTTGAAGTGTATCGTTATTCCAATTGGCCTGTGCGACACGAGTTTCTACTAATTCACCAGTAACATACGAACGCTCTACAAGATATGCTGTCGTGCCGTCAATCTCAAAATAGATACCGTTCTCTGCACCAAAGTAACCTACACGTTGACGTAGATTTGCTTTTGGTGTAGCAGGAACAAATGTATTGAGAACAAATAGCGATTTACCTGGTTGATAAGAACATGTCTTAGTGGTTTCACGAATAATCTCTGCATTTGCAGTAGTAGGCAATGTAAGATTAATAAGACCTTGATTAGTACTATGTGCAACCGTTGTACCAGCTGTGTTTGACGTAGACCAAAGACCGTTGTCTCTATAACGGTGCGATGAATCAAATAGTGTCAACGGTGTCGATACACGAGCACGACCAAACGCATCGACTGCCACTCCGGAAGGATTTGCTGGACCTACCAGATTACCGTAAGGATCCGCCAACATAACAGCTTCAAAAAGAGTTACGTTATGTGGTTGTTTCCATTCGTGTGAGTCGATACGCCATTGAGCCATTAACTAATCCAGTTCTTAAATCTTACAATAAATGACTCATTTGTACCCATACCCTTACGGACATCATGGTACAATTCATCTTTGTGTGCTTTGCTCATACCGGCAGGTGCCATCTTATGAAAAGATTCTTTGTCACCGGCTGCAGCATGTTTACGCATAGCAGTACCAGAAGCAGACTCAATTCCGTCTCCGCCTTCCTTGCGTTCGCCACCTACAGACTTGACTTTAATGCTCTTGAAGTTATAGTGGCCGTGCTTCATGTCCTTGCCATTATACTTGTGCAATAGATCGTGGAATTCCTTAACCCGGTCAGATCCGACGTGCATAGTCACGTGAGTATAACCTGCCTTATGCAACTTAGACATCTGATGTAATAGTGTAGGAGCATCTTTGCCCATAGATTCTACATTAGAACCTTTGACAGCGCGCTTAAGATGCTTGACCTTCTGCTCTGGCGTCAACGGATTCTTCTTGGCATCATGAGAACCTGTTGTCAGGATCTTATGATCTGCACCTTCCTTCTTAGCAGAATCCATCACGTGCTTCACGACCATAGCATGACCGGCATGGACAGGATTGAACCGGCCTTGAGTTATATGGATTGCCTTCATAGTGCTTTGTCCTTGTTAAAGTTTGCAGCCGAGAACTCACGACGATCAACAAACTTAGTAGGACGGTTATGTCTTACTGCAACGAATCCCTCGGGCTTTGCTTTCTTGCCATTGATTGAGTGTTCAAATTCAGAATTAGAAGACATAGTATTAGTTAATACGTTCTTAGCCTTTTGAAGATGGCGGTGCATCTGGAGAATACGATTAAATGCTCTGCGATTGTTTTTGACATGATCCAGATCTGCCTGAGCCAATGCAGACTTCTGTGCCTTGGCCTTATCAGTTTTTACTGAACCAATCTTCTTCTGATGCGCATTTGACAAATGTTCAATGTAACCATTAATGCTAGTATTTGTACCATGGCGGATGGTGCTATTGATATATGTCTTTA